GTATGCTTTATAGTCTTTGATCTTTTGTATAACTTCATCTTCACCGTGTTTATTTAGGCAATCAAGCAGTATCTCTTCTAAGAAATCTTGTACAAATTCAGGAGTATCACTTCGCTTGATGTCGAGGCCCATGATCTTTAGTTTACCACCTTCTGGTTGCCAACCTTCTAAATCTAATACATTGATTGCATAACGCTTCTTGGTAATAAACAAACCAGCACGACCAACTACTTCTCGTCCTGCTTTCATTACTTGCCCTGCTTCTAATGGCACATTAAATGTGTCTTTTAAGAACTGCGGGAAAGTATCGCTAACAGTATCTGATATATGGTCGTACAGTTTAACAGCACTTTCTAAGTCAAGTACTGTGTCTTCTGGCAAGGCTGGAACGGCTGTGAAATAAACTGAATCTGTGTCGCCGTATATAATTGTATCTCCTGTATGGTCATATTTTCCAGTAAACATCTTATTTGTTTCTGCTCCCATGTGCCGGGTAATGGCCCGTCCAGTAAGTGTTGTAGATTGACCGATTCTTTTGTCGAAGAATCTACAACCAGGATTAAGAATAGCACCATACAAACTGTTGAGATTAATCTTTTTAACCAACTGCCTCTTATCCCAAAATGCGTTTTCAGCGTCTGTTGTTGCTTGTTTTTTCTTTGCTTGTAGTTCTTTTCTTTCTGCATACCATCTCTCCAATAATCCAGGTACAATACCCTGGAAATCTGTTTTAAAAATAGTCCCGTTAGCACTGATGTTCCAAGGTTGACCACTATTGAATACTAAGTTATAGACATCGGCACCGGTTACCTCAACACTTGAGCCATCTTCCATATCCAAATGCATTTTATGATTTACATCTTTGGACATAACCATTTCATATTCATTACTGCCAAACTTACCTAACCAAGCATCAGCGAATGATTTCTTTTCTAGTTTTATTTTATTTTTAATTTCTTCTTCTGTGTAGTCTTGTCGCAGTTGGCCAACAATAGTTTCAGGGGCCATGTTCAACGCCCTAAACACACTAGGGTACAGACTGTTTAAGTCCATTGATCCTACCCATTCATGTAAGCCTTTCTTTGGAAAGGCCACATAAGCACCTGCGGCTTGTGTATCAGTTTGCCGCTCCCTGATTCTATCGGGCACAACATAACCACGTCTATGTGATTCGTTGATAATTGCTTGTTCGGTAGTTGCCACAGCACCCATTGTTACTGGTAGAAGTACGGTGTTATCATGTGCAATAGTATTAGCAAGATCAATAAACTGTAATTTTTGATCCAGTTTATACAAAAGAATTGTATCCTGAATGTTGTATTCTAAAAACTTGAGAAAGTCGTGATTGTAAAGTCTATCCAACGAACCTTCATAGGCTACCTTCTTCTCACCTATTTCCATTTCACCGATATAGTCTAGTCTGTAACTGTGTCGCTCTTCATAGTTGTATTTGCGATAAAGTTGCATATAGTCTAAGTGTACACGCCCTACTAAATCATAACTAGTTCTTTCTGAGCCATGACTTTCGAAGTTACGCTCTTTAGGAAATTGATCCCACAAACATAACTTGCGAGTTTGTGCTTTACCTAATGTACGCACAATACGATTGTATGTGTAAGGAATATCATATCCTTCACTATTCCAGCCACTTAATATATCTGCATCTTCAATTACTGCCAAGAAGTGTTCTAGCATCTCTGTTTCAGTTCTGCATAATATGACCTCTGGTAAATCTTTTGCAATCTCTTGTGCTTGCTCCCAACTGAGGGTCTTTGGTGGAACTGCTAAACAAATCATTGCTTGGAGCCAGTCCAAGTATATACCTATTGCAGTAATTGGTGTGAATGGATCATCAGGAGAACTGTAACCGCGTTCTGGGTCAAAGTCTACCTCGATATCAAAAAATGCAGTTTGTAGTTTGGGAGGCTCTGCTCCATTGAAATGTTTTTCTAGTGTTTTGTTTATAGGTCTAATATCGCTTTCAAACAATTTATTATGATTGTTTATAGCAACATTTTTGCGAAAGTCCTTGAGAGTCTTACAGCGAATCTCTGTAACCTTCTCGCCATATATACTTTGTTTTGAACCTTTTGGATCTGCAATGTAAAAGTTATATTCTGGCCTTAAGTCTGTTAAGATTCTCTTGCCATCAATCCTTTCACATACACGAACAATATCTTTGTTCTTGTCGTAGAATGCATCTACATAACTCATTTAGTTTTCTCCAAGCAACACTTTTAGGCTGTCGCAACACCAAATATATTATAACAAATTTTATATTTTTGTCAATCAACAAAAATAAAATCACTTAGCTCTAAGGTATACTGCGTACCAGGAACCTCGCCCTTTTCGATCCTTCTACTTTCGTTACTGGATCCGTCCTTTCTTTTTATTAACTTAGGACTTATTGTATATCCCGCATAAAGTGTTAATCGTTGTACGTCATCACTAGGGACAATTGGCTCGTGTAAACTTCTAGCATCCATTAGTATTAAACGATTAAATTTATTGTGTACAACAAAGTCTCTAGTACTAAAACTATTGTTTACAACAAAGCCACAATCTTGCGGATTTTTTATATAGTTATCTGGAGTTAAAAATACTAGTGCTACACAGTATGCGTCTTCATCTCCATAATCACGATCATCTAAATCGGCATGCACCCGTATATAATCGTTTTTTTGATAAAGATTTATAAACGATCTAGCAAATCCATCTGCTGTGAGATCCGGATGCCACTGCTTTAAATACGGAACTATCCAATCATGTAAATTAAACAATGATTTTCTTTCTCGCCAATTAACAGCATGTACCCTAAAACTCATGGGTATTCTTTGCTGTTTTGTTTTATAAAATTTTACAGACTGTCTCTGCTCTAACCAAGTGTTTGCAACATCATCGGGCATGACGTTGTCGAACACCATTGTTTTGTAGCCTCTAGAGTCTGTGAACGTGGCGATGGGATCGTACATTAGAGGGTTTTGCCAACAGCCTCTAAAATAGTTTCGAGTTCATCAAATTTATCAAACTCTTCTTGGAACTTGGCTTTATGTGCAACTTTAATTGCTTTCATAAGTACACCAGGCTTGAGTTCCATTTCTTCTGCAATAGCCTTTACTGTTTCTCTGAGGCCCTCATTGAGAGCATCAACTTCAAACAGTACTTGGTCACCTTCTTGAATTAATTTTTTAAGTCTTGCAACTTCTTCTGCGTTGAATGTTTTGTTAAATGCCATATTATTTCCTTGTGTGTGAATATTTATGTGGACGAAACAAGTATAACAGAACTTTATGGTTTGTCAAGATTTATTTTAATATCGAGTGGTACAATCTCTTGGGTTGGTTGGTCCGGAATTTTTAAGTGTATAACACCTTTATAGCCTGGGAATGGCTCGAACGAAATTTGTTCTAGTATTGCTCTATTTGTTATACTATTTCCATTTTCGTCAAAAGCAACGAATTCGTTGTCTAGATAATGAACTGTTACAATCATTAGTTGTCGATGAGAACAAGATTAAATGTGCTACTGACTAAACTGTTGTTAGTAGATGAGTATCCTCTAACTTCAATGTCTGTTTTTTCTTCAAACATCATCGGGATAGTGTAGTTTTTAAATGATGTGGTAGCACTGACTGTGATCACATCCTTGCTGTTCCAACTGCCACCAAATGGTCTAGATGCTAAGAAACAGATAGCATCTGTGTTCTGCTTGCCAGAACCCACAGTCCATTGTGTGATATATGCTGTTTTACCTGCAGGCACTGTGTATAATGCCATGAATGTTTGTCCTAACCCACTGCCGCCTGACACAACAATTTTTGCAAGTGTTTTGGCAGTGCCTGTACTGGTAACGCTGATAACACCAGCATTAGTATTAAGTGTTCCAGATGTTACAACTAGCACACGAAACACACGAAGGAATTGCTGTGACCCTGCTGGACCACCCACAGTGAGACTCTCTGTTACCACGTTATAGTCAGCATCTAACCCTTGTACTTCAACAGTTCTAGCACCTGTGCCAGATGCACTGTCGTTACCGCTACTGCTGGTCACACTCACAGTTTCGGGAGCAGTCAAATAATCGTAAAGTGCGCCACCGTCCCATATGGTTTCTTTGGTGCTGTCTACATCTTCGTTCATGCCAAACTTTTCAATGTATGCAACACCTTCTAAATTACCGCTTGATATACTGATGCTGTAATCCAATGAACCGCCCACTGTGCGAAGAACTGGCTCGCCAGTGCTGTTGCGATCCATTGCAGTGTGCAAATTGTTTAATTGCCAGTTTGCGCCTGTTCCTGTTGATGGGTGATTATATGCCATATGTTATATCTCTACAGATGCTTCAAAAGTAAAGGTGACATCATCAAATTCGTCAAACAACATTTTTGAAATTTCATCACCTTCATCAGCATCGATTTCTTCTTCGAGTATAATTTCGTAGATGAATATCTCTCCATTGTCATCTTCGGATTCATACCCTATAACTTCTATGCCTACTTGTTCTTTATCTTCATCGTAGGCTGTTACTAGTTTTGTAGGTACAACACTTTGCACGATGTCGAAATAGATGATAACCTCTTCATCTGTGAGTTCATCTCGAGTTAACATTCTTGCAAAGTGTTTAATAAACATTATTTTTTACCTGACCAAGCCTGAGCACCAAAGAATGCGGCAACAATACCTGCTACTGCAATAAAGTATACTCCGGCCATATCTCCTAAAATTCTAGCACCATCTTCTAGTTTTGCTACATTAGCACCAACAACTAGAACAGGGTATGCTAACATTCCATATAATGAGAACCACGCCATCTTGCGTTGTGCGTCTCTCATTGCGTCTTGGTCTTCTAGTTCTTTACGTCTGAATTCCAAGTACATATCTTGTTCTGCTTTACTTACTTTACCATCCCCGTTTATATCTGCTGGATGATGAACAGATGCATTACCTTCTGCCATACTATAACTCCTCTGCCTATGTGTTATAGTACTATTTATCGAATCTTTTAGTTACAGCAGACGGTAAGCCCAATCTCCTAAATTCGTTGTAAAATGCTTTGAATTTTCTATCTACTTCAAATTGAGGGTTATTAAATGTATAAACTTGTTTGTATGGTTTACTCGGTAAGTCCTCTTCCAAGCAGATCACTTCAACTTTGCCATTATATTTTTTGATAAAGGATATAGTATCAACATAACTATTATACACCTGTTCCGCTGTTGAATCAAATTCCTTTTTAGTTATGTTTATAGATTGTTCTAACCTATTAGGACTCCAATTATTTGTTTTTTGTGCGGCTAATATACTGTAAACTACTGCTGTATAATCTTTCCTAAACAAAACAAATACCTTGTCAGTTTTTTCTAAAAGATAATTTATATTAGTAATACCTTTTGCTAATAG